CTAGATGGCGGCTCGTCGCTGGATCTCCGTCGTGCGTCAACGTTTCCTGCGTAACCGCCTCGTAGAAGGCGGCGCAGGCGGGAACCATTCGGGCTGGACTCTGCGGATAGATAACCACAGGCAAGCCGTCGGTCTCCCACTTCTGCAACGTGCGCGCCCAACGATACGGGTCGGCGCTGATCTCGCGGACTTGATATTTCTTGCAGAGATCGTACATCCGCGCTTCAACGTCATCCATCGGCACCTGCCAATGTGGGTCATCCATTGGACGCTCCCAGAGAGCGAGCGGTTGCACGAATCCGTCAAGCGTACAGGCGACCATCGCTGTACAGTCGCCGCTAAATGATCCGTCAAATCCAATCACAATCTCTTCGCCGTCGGCAATCTTGCGATCGCCTGCGAGTCGATCCCACGCGCCACCTGGCAACCAACCTGTGGCTGCGGTGACCCATTGATTCAGACGCTTTGTTCGAAACTCTGCTTCGGGAATACTCAGCACAGCAGATTCAAAATCTGACTCGTGCAAGAAATCTCCGAACGCTGGGTTCGCAATCGCCCAGATTTTTGGATCTCGGTAATCTTGCCCCTCGCTTGCGCCGTGCCAACGGAAGAAAAACGATGGGTCGACGATCTCGCCTGCCTTGAGACGCATCCCGTACTGCCACAGTTTGTAGCACACGGTGTCTTGCCCGCGAGTGTCGGTGCGGCTGCCTGCCGTAGTGATGCCGACGATAAGTGGTTGCTTGCGAGTACCAGAGCCGAGGTTCATCGTGTTCCACAATCGGTCGTCGGGCTGAATATGCACCTCGTCAAAGACAACCGTGCTTGGGTTAAGACCCTCAGCGCGTGATGCGTCGGCTGATAGAACGCGAAAGACGGAGCCCGTGGATGGCATCTCGATCACATCGCGCATCACCCGTAGGCGCTGCGAGAGGATCGGATCAAGTTCTACCATTCGTGCCGCCTCACGGAACACGATGCGCGCCTGCGCGCGGTCGCCTGCGACGGCGTAGACCTCGGCTCCAACCTCGTCGATGACCAACCCGAACAGCGCAATGCCAGCGCCGATCAGCGATTTTCCGTTCTTGCGCGGCAGCCCGATCAGAGCGCGGCGGTGTTTTCGCAAACCGTTCTCGTCTAATTCGTAGAGATCAGTCAGCAGATCCTTCTGCCATTTGCGCAATGTAATTTGCTTTCCAGCGTCATCGCCCTTTGTTAGACGACAGAAGTTCTCAATGAACGCGGCGACTTGATCGCCTTGATTACCGAGTGCGGCGAGCGGCTGAGATGAGCGCGTCGAGTTTGGCTCCCGCCGAGTTCGCCTGCGCATCCAAATCTCCTCTCAGTCCACTTCTTGCCGCTGGAGTTAACCCCAACTCTCTTGCCAATGATCTCATCAGCAGCGCATTGTCGCGAACAATCTGGTGCAGCGGGTTTTTTACAAACTCGCCATTACGCCCTTTGATGAGCGGTCCCGTCTTGACCAGCATATCCTCTGCCGATCGATACCGCACAACCGCCTCACAATACAGCCGAAGCGTATCGGTGTCTGCGGATGTTAGCACTCCTGTGTGGTGGACTGCTTGCACGATTGCTGACCACACCTCACGAGCGTCTGCAGACATATCGTCGGGGACGTTCAGATTCAGCGTCGTCGGGAGCGGTTCGTCATAATTTACCCGAGAAGGTCTGGTCTCGCCGCGAAGCAATTTTAGCCGCGTTGGCATTGAAGCAGGTCCGCGCTGACCCATATTGCCTACCTTCCAGGTCTCGGACAAAGCAATGCTGCAATGTCAGCGTTGGCATCGCCAGCATATTTGAAACTCGTAGTGATCCTTGCCCGAGATGTTGAATTGTTGATGGACATACTTGATGTCTTTCCGATCTTTGGTACCCGACCGCTTCTGGTCAGTTCCCAGTTTTGGCTTTTATTCAATGCGCGTACGCGCGCGGGATGGCTTGTTGTGGTGAACACCTGCAAACCCTGCGCTTTCAACCCAGAGCAAATGACATCCACAAATTTATTGCCGATGCCTACGCCTTGATAATCAGGCAACACGACCGTGCGACTAATGCGCCGTCCGTTCTTAATCACCGAGTGCGGGAACGGAAGAATTGCTGTCAACACCGCTGGTTGCTGATCAACCAACCCAACGTAGATCTGCGCTCCTCTGTGCAGGTTGCTGCTCAGATAGTGATGCTTAGCGAACGCGTGCCACGCCTCATACTTTGACCAAATAATTTCAACGTTGATTGGTGGGCGTTGCCGAAGTGACCTCCACTGAAACTCGCCAAGATGCGGTTGATAGATCCAATCTGGTTGCAACCATTCTTCAATGTCGTAGTGACACGAGACGGCAACGAATTTCTGCTTGCGCGCTCGAACGGTCTTGGCAATTGCTGCCGAGCCGATCTGCGCAACTGTGCGATCAATCACCGAGGTAAATTCGTCAACCACGGCAATGTCTTGATTGTCTGCCAGCACACGCGCCATATTCACGCGAAATTGCTCGCCGTTGGAGAGATTGCCGAACGGACGCAACCACGAAGGCGGCGAGGAGAAGCCAACGCTGGAGAGAAGTTCTGTGATTGTGCGAATTGACAGGTCTTGTGGGAAATCATCCACCACGGCGTTGCCTGCGTTCCACTTAATCTGCTCAGCGTTGGTTAATTCTTTGTTGAACATATTGCGCGCAACCGTAGTCTTACCTGCGCCGCTCGGACCAACAATGAGCCCAACATTCCACGGGCGCTCGGAGAGATCTGGAATATTGTTCGCGATCTCCGTGCGGCTGATGCTCGCTGCCTCTAGATCAAAGATGCCTTCCAATTGCATCACGCGAGGCGTGCGCTTAATCTGAGTCTGCAGTTTTATCGTGCTCATATGACGATCGCCCGAACCTTCAAGCCTTCAGATGAGAGACGCAACAGCAGCGCCGCCTGCTCGTCTTCCGACGCGCATTCGATAACCACCTCGTACCGCTCAGAAATGATGCCTGGATCGGTATTGGAATTCTGCTGATCTGCAAGCGCATTCGTTGCCTGGGCGCCAAGTTGTGCCAAGAGTGCTTGAACATCCGCGCTGTTCGTGCTTACGCTCAACAGCAACTCGTCCAATTTCTCGGTGTCGGTGATTGCAAGACCAGATAGCGGATCAAGCGTGGCAAGCACCAGCGCTTCTTCGTCTTCGCTGAGATCAACATAGACCACAGGGATCTTCGTTGCATCGTCTCGCAATGCCAACGCGACGCGCATATGCCCGTCGATCAAGTGTCCCGTGCGCTGATTTACGATCACGGATTGAACCCAACCCACCTCAGACAGTACGCCAGCAAGCGCATCCTGCTGCTTCTTTGGGTGAATCCGCCAGTTGGCTGGGTTAGCCAGCAACTGATCGGGGTTTTCCTCACCGTGCCCGACAATGCGGGAACGCCATTCCGTCTTCATTTTGCCTCCACAAAAATCGAAAAACTTGTCTGGTCGCGCAGTCACTTTTGCGCGGGGGTGCATCCTCCTTCGTGCGTCAGAAAAAACCCCCTATCCGTGGAGCGGAGGTCGTTTCTTGGTTGCACCGAAGCGATTGTGGCAGTCTACGCATAAAACGCGAAGGTTGCCGAGATCGTTATTCCCGCCAAGCGATTGCGGCACGATGTGGTCCACAGTCAGTCTGGCACCACTTGTGCCACACATTTCGCACCACGGTTGCCGTGCTCGTAATTGTTTGCTGAGTTTCTGCCATTGAACGCCGTACCCGCGCGCTTCTCTGCTCTGCTTGTTGAGGCGCGGTCGTGCGGGCAGTTGATGGTCAGGGCATCTGCTGCCCTCACAGGGCATCCCGCAATCAATGCAAGACTTAAGCACGGGATCTACCTCCGTCAAGGCGACCTCACGGTGCCGTGCCGCCGACTAGCGTGAGGCGCTAGTGCCTAACCGCGTGAACTGTGCACCGTCCCGCGATGTAGCAATAGGCGAGCCAATAGACGGCTCGCGGGCAGATTGTATTTCAGGGCGACTCCATCTGCCGAGTCATCGTGCCCAGCGCGTGCTGTGTGCTGCTATCGCGCCTTGTGCGCGAGTCTACACCATCCGTTGCGGTCTGTCCAGCCCTATCGCGCTAGATCTTGTGTCATAGACTTGGCATAGGTAAATAGGGTGCGATCACCAGCGCCACAGCATCGGTGGTGCGCTCGTATACGTCCTCGAATACCCCTGCCCACGGTGTCCACGCCGCAGACCCGAGCACGGGCTCAAGACGGTCAACAGCGTGATCCAGACGGCATAGATGCAGATGCACCAACTCGTGTGCGATGGTCAGACGCTGCTCGTCAGCCTTCTGGGACCAGAATAGGTTGCCCACACGCAGATTGGCTGTGCGTGCCTGTTCGTTGGGTTCAATGTCTGCATATCGGTCTTCGGGCGCTACATCGTGGATCAGCGTGATCTTCCAATGCGTGAGTTGCAACAAAGGCAGACAGCACTCGACATACGCCTCTAGCGCGTCGTACCGATCAGGCTTCGTAGGATGCTTGGGCATCGTTCACCTCAGCGTTCAATTGGCTATCGGACTTGCCGCGCACGATAGCACGCGGGGTCTCGGTGTAGCGTTCTTGCAGAAGCCTAAGCGTGCGCTCAAGACATTCAATCCAGATCTCTCTATGCAGCATCAGCGGGTATGTGCGCATCAAATGCTCCTGCGCTGCGACCTGATTGCCACGCGTGGCAATGAGTGTCAGCCCAATCTCGTACGGCTTAGGCTCGCCAGCCCGTGCGCGGCAGCGTTTGGTTTTATGCAGCGCCGCGTGCATAGGATATTTGTAGCGTTGCACGCTCACCTGAAGCAATGTCGCCTGCTCTGCCGCCGTGCCGTCGTGCACCTTGCGCTCTTCAGATTCGGCGAACGTGGCGTGTGCTGCGGCGTTGAGATATGTTGCGAAATCCCCTGTCCACGCAGGCACGCCGCCATCGTCCATCATATGGATTCGATGCATCACCGTTGGCACGCCGTCCTGATGCTGAGAGAACCACGAGAGAAGCGCGCTGATCGTCATTTCTGCTCTCCTTCTTCCTTGATGACTGTGACGCGAACGCGTTGCACGCCGTGCCTAAGCGGCACGCCCAACGCCTTAAACGCTGCTGGTGCAAGATCCACGAGTTTCTCGTTATTGCTCTGCCCTCTGCATTGGCACCAATCTACCACCCACGCCACAATTGCCTTCCCATTGCGTAGATTCTCGACGATAATGCGATACGGCTTCTTCCCCCAACGGAAGTTTTTTATGTCGCGCAACGCGGGTCCTGCTGCGGCGTAGAAGAGCGTTGGCTTGTCGCCTTGCGTGTACCACGCCGAGTTCTTTGTTGCGTCATACCAGGTTGCTTTGCCCGTCACGCTCTGCGTTGGCACGCTCGGTTCAACGCTCGCCGTAGGCTCTGGCTTAAATGAATCGGGCAACACGAGATCCCTCACGGGAAAGGTCAGCACGATCGCTGTAGCAATGATCGCCGTCAACGCCCAAAGCCAGATCGCTGGCTTCACTTTGCCCTTGTCTGAATCTTGCGCTTGACGACCGCCTGCTCAATCGACGGCTGATCTTTGCCAAACCATTGCACGAAATCATCAAGATCCAGCACGATCATCGTTCGACGTTTGCCGCCCGCCCCTGGCGAGTCTCCGACCACGAGCGCCGCCAATTGATTGCCCTTCACGGGGATGCTGCGCAACCAACCATCCAAGCGCTCTGGATAAGATTTACCCACCTTGCATTGAACCGCGATCCATTCGTTGGCAACATCTTGTTTTCCGCCGAACTGTCCCACCCGTGCTGCGCCCATTCGTTTAGCGATCTCTCGCTCAAACGCATTCCCTCGTGATCGTGCGGTGCGACCTCGACGGCTGCGCTCTGCATTCTGTCGATCAATGTCCAATTCGCTGTGCTGACTCATCGCCAGCACCCACGATGCGCCCACGAATACCAAGAGGTTTTACCCTTGAGGTATTGAATACGCTGAACGCGCAACGCCTGTTTGCCGTCGCTGACCATCTCTGAGCAAATGAAACACGGCACAACCGACCACGCTGTGGCGTTCTCTTTAGTTGCCGCAGTCTTCGCAGACTTCTTCGCCGCCATTGTGTGCTCCCCCTTCCAACATTGCGCTCAGTCGATGAATCATTCCCACCACGGCATCTTCCTGTGTGTCTGCCTCGCAAGCGATCTCGCCGCCGTCACGGTCAACGATCACAACCACCCACGTCTCGTGTTCTGTCTTCAAGATCTCCTTGTATTCGTAGCCACACATTGCTGCCCATTGCACCAGATCCGAATACGTCATCACATCCCTCGCAATCTATAGCCGCGAGCCGTTCGCTCACGCTTGACGATCGTGCCTTTTTCGGCAAGATCCTTCAAAGAATTCTGTGCCGTTGTCACCGACACGCCCATCATTTCCGCGATCTCTCGCACCGTTGGCGCGTAACCGTTATCGCGCACAAAGTGCCGAATCGTGGCAATCAACTGATCGTGTTTTTCTATCATCGTCCCCTCCAGATATTGACCTTCGTAAGCGGCACTCTTCGCGTTGCGACAAAGGCATCGTAGCCCAGTTCCCACGCCTCATCGGCAGGCATCCACCCAATCACATCGACTTGGCGGAAGTCAGTCTCGGGTATGGGGTATGCCACGAAGATCACCTTGCCTTGCCCAAGATCTTTCTGACGGACGCAGAGCCCGTTATTCGGATTGCGAATACGGCGCACCTCAATGTTCTCGCCCACATCAGGCTCATTCTTGTGCTGATGATGCTCTGATCGATGCCAGACCTTGCCGTGCCATTTGAGCCGTGTGCTCTGAGCAACAGCCGCCTCAGCGCACGCTGCCGCAAAGGATGCCGTGGCATCGTCTTCCATCAGATCACGGATGTAGTACGGCATATCGCCTACTCCGTGCATTTGTGCATTGCGACCATCGCCGACATTGCGCGCCTCGGCGTACTCTGCATCCGTCAAAGAGACCAGCACGCCGCGCGTTTGGTACTCGATTGCCGTCTGTGTCACGGTGGTCATTCTCTGCCTCGTTTCATCAAAATCTCTCCAACTCTCATTGGCTGAGTATTAAGAGAAGAATAATCTTTTCTTCTCTTCTCTCCTCTATTCTCCTCTGGAGCGTTCTGATTTCGTTCCAATTCCGTTCCGTGTGCGTTCTGGAACCGTTCCTTTCGCGTCCGTGCCGTAGGGTCAGCCTGATGCTTTGCCCAGTTCGTCACGATGATGGAGCCGTTGTCCGTCTTCGTCAATAGCCCAAGATCGAGCAGGCGCTTCAGATGCCGAACATCTGCCACGCCACCCACGCACGCCTTGAAATGCGCATCGTTCACGAATTCACCCTTCGGCGTTTGGTGATACGCCTCGAACAGCGCCGCGTCCCAGAGAACGTACGCCTCTGCGCCCTTTGGTTGCGCCAAGAGATCCACGATCTTCGGATCTTTGAGCGTCCCTGTGTCTTTCTTGATCCACGCCATTGTGCCTCCTATGCTCCTCTGCTTCGTCGTGGCATATCCCCAGATCGCTCAGGAGCCGTCCTGCTCTCTAGGGGGCGTCCCAATGACTCCCCACGCTCAAACTGTCTGCCTCGTCGCCCTAGCGACCCCCCACGAGCATTGCTGCTCGACGCTCTCGCGTAGGGGGCGGGATGGGTGAGACAGCACCCATCCCGCCGTAGTCGTGCGCCGATGCTCAGAACGGGATCTCCTCTGCCAGAAGATCCTCAGGCACCATCTTTGGCTTCGGTGCATCTTGAGCGGCGATCCATTTAATGCTCGGCTTGTCCTTGCACCAACCGCCGTCGCTCGTCTTGTGACTTGCCGCCCAGAAGGGTGCATAAGGTTTGCCGCTCATCTTGCTTACCCCGCCTGCCTTGAGACTCCACGCCTCGCCGTGTGAGCATTCATCCTCGCCCACACTCTGCGCGAACAGCATTGCCGCCTTTGCGACGATCACATCGTCATTCGACAAACCCTGCTTCGGCTCCAACTCCTGCTTCACCGCGGGCGCAACGTGCGCCGTCGGTGCGCTCTTGTCTGGGCTATAGAGGCTTCGCCCCACACCAATCTGCGCAGCGCAGCGCCGAAGCGCATCGCTCGCCGCCGATTTCAGCGGCTCGTCGTCTTGCGTCGAGTTTGGATACCCGAAGTCTTGGCGTGCGGTGTGTTTCTCATTGATCACAATCGCCAACGTGCCGTGCACGACATTGCGATCCGCATCCGCAACCTTGACTTCGAATTGCCAATTCTCAATGCCCAACACATCGTCAAGCCGCTGTGCGACAGCACGAGCGTCTGCGTATGTGAACACCAGACCCGCCCGCCCTGGGCGCGTCTTGAGATCCTTAGCGTCAAATGGCGCAGCGAGCGCCTCTGCTGTTGTCCTATTCACCGTCTGCCTCCTTTTTGAATCTGAACACTCGCGCGCCAGGAACTTCCCGCGTCGCTTCGTCGATAACGTCCTGTGGCACCGTCCACTTCGCTAGAATCTGGGCATAGTCCACCTTTCTGGATGGTTTGTTTTGCTTCCACGTCGCGCTCCATCCTGCGCCAACGATGCCTGCGTTCTCGCCAATCGCTTCTTTCAGCGACACGGCGAGATTCTGCAATTCTTGGTCGAGCAACTTCGCCTCGTATTGCTTCTCTCCGTACAGCGCAGCGATGCGCTCAATGCCATCCGTTGCCTGTGCGTACTCGTCTTGTCCGTTCCACGGCATCACCGCTGCGAGCGCGTCAGAGTCTTCACCCTGCAACGGCGGCGGTGTCTGCGTTGCGAGCGCCTCTCTGAACGCAAGCGCCTTCTGGTACAGTTGCGTCTGATATTCAATATCGGCGTTCACGCGCTCGATACGAAACACGAGACCGCCCAACAGCACCGCAACATCAACCCACGGTGCGGCTGTCACGAACATCTGCCATTGCACCTGTGCCACGACCTCTGGCGGTACGGGGTACAGGCTCCAACGTGGCGATGCTGAGGTCTTGATTTCCACCAGACCGTCCTCGCCTACGATGGTGCGATCGAGCGATGCCATCGCCCACGGGATCTCTTTGATCCGAACGATGCCATTGCTTCTCTTGAGATCACGTCCCGTTTCCATCTCGTAGAACGCCGCAACGGTGCTCTCAAGCAGAATGCCCCGCACCGCTGCCGCCCCTGCGGGAGCGGGTTCGTATTTGCCGCTCTTCTCTGCCCACAATTGGTAGGGCGTTTTGTACGGTGACAGCCCTGCGATAACTGCAGCCTCTGTCGCCGTGATGCCCTCTTTACGCAACGCAAACCATTCTGGTGAGCGCTGTTCAGCCTTGAGAAACTCGTACTGTTTAGCCATTGTTCGCCCCCTTATTCATCTGATCGAGACAGGCATTGCAATGCACCGACTCGCGATATTGATCTCGTGTGATCTTTGCGGAGCATTCAGCGCAACGAAACCCGTTTGATTTATATTTCCAAGTCTCTTTTCGTTTTGCATTTGCCCCAACCAGAGAGCCGATGATGCGCTCTAGTTCTACAGGTCTATTGCTCGCGTTAGCCATTTTTCTCCCCCTTCTTTCTGTCTTTCTTTGAGAACCCGTCGCCGTTGTAGACGATGACAGGCGCGGAATACACCATCCGCATCCATTTGCCGCATTGCGCGCAACGCGGGTTAAACGTCTTCTGCATCGAGTGCGTGTGCTCTTCCCGCGCACCGCATTCGTTGCAGCGATATTCGTAGACAGGCATTAGCCGAAGATCCCGAAGAAGATAACCACAAGGAACCAGAGCGCGATGACGGCGGTAATCGCCTCAAAGCGCTCCTGACCTCGGCTCACTTCTTGCATCTTGTCCCAATCCGTCTTGCCGTTCGACTTGCGCCACATCAACGGCTCGCTCTTTCTGTCAAGTTTCACTTGGTTACCTCCAATGCGATCAGCACGCCAAGAGCGGCGTACATTGCCAATACTCCAACGAGTGCGAACTTGCTGTTCCAAAATCGATCAATCACGACTTCTCCCCCCTGCATTCTGGGCAACGACGCATTCGGAACGGACCCTCGCCCGTTGGGTCCCAACGCTCGCCGCAATCTACGCACTTCGGTTGCGCGAGATCGTGGAGCGACGCGCTATCTTCGATAGCCGTTTCCAATTCGCGCATCGTTTTCTGAAGCAATGCGTTTTCTAGACGCAGAGCGGTGTCGTCGTCCACGCCGATCACCTGAATAATCGAGTCCGATTCGCGAGTCGTTGAACTCTTGCCACGAGCCTTGCGAGGTGCTCGCGGCTTCTGCTCAACGATTGGCGCACCGTTCGCCAGACACGAGGCGCAAACCTCTGCTGGTGTCAGATGCCGAACGCGGCGACGTGCCGTGTTCGTCTTGAACTCGCCGTGCTCTTCGCATCGAGCAGCCCATTTCGCGTCAATGCCGAGCGCCTCGCCCGTGCCCCAAGTGATTCCAAATCGGTTCTTCACGCTCGTGCCTCCTTCAAATCTCCAACAATGTTCGCAACAATCTGCGAAACAACCGTGTGCAATTCCGCGATGAGCAAGAGCCCCTCAACGGAATCAATGTAGGAATTTTCTCGTCGAAAATTCACCTTGATCGGGTACCAGGAATCTTGTCCTTCGCTGATTCTTGCGCTGATTGAATCGTTGTGCAGCACCTCGCCGTTCAACGATGGAACACCTCGCACATTAATCGCGTCTTTTTCCGAGCAATCAAGAAAGATATGCAGACGCAAATCATCCTTGATCGCATCGTGTTCCACGCCAGACGGAATGTCCCAGACGTGTCTGCAATGTTCTAACGCCTCGTCGCCAACGAACTTGCATTCGAATTGCGCTTTGCGCGCATATCTTCGAGGCATATACTCCTGCGCCTCAAAGATATCGTCCAGCCTGATTGGGTTCTCCACCTTTGTGTTCATCATTTGCCCCCTTCTTTCTTCTTCAGCCGATTTCCGACTCGGCATTGTCGAGCGCCTCGCGCGCCTCTTCCTTCACCGCCTCGATTGCCTCAGCAACCTTTTCTGCGCAAGTCTGGCAATCCTCGCCATCGCTCACGTCATCTTGCGGCGGGCATTCGCAGTCACCTGGTTCTTCAACCTCCACCGTCTCGCCTTCGAGCGAATCGGCGGCATCGTTGATCTGCTCTGCCTTTTCCCGTGTCTGATCACCGAACCCGTCGCCCATTGCGTCGGCGGCTTCCTCGTATTCGCTTGCGACCTCTCGCCACGCGTCTGCCGCTATCGACAGAATCGCCGCGAGATCATCGTTCACGCTTGCGAGATCCGTTTCCTTGAGTGCGTCAATCTCTGCGTGTGCCTCTTCTGTCGCCGCGTATATACCCGCCATCTTTGACGAGGTGTATTCGCTGCGCTTGAATTGGCACGCGCTCGCGGTGCAGCGCACCATCTTTCGACCTCTGAACCCTTGCTGCACCGTTCTGTACTGATCGCCTTTCACGATCGCTGTTCCGCATTTCTCACACGCGAGATTCACGCCGTTCCGTGCCTGAAACTTTCTCTGCTTCGGGTACGTCATCATTTGCCTCCTTTCTCTGCCTTTGCCACCGCGAGCGCAACATCCAACAGATGCATTGCGCGCGTCGAATTCTTTGCGGTACGAGGCTCGCCCACCGCGCCGTTCGTCAGCGCGTGTGCCTCGTATCGCGTCACATATGACGGCACGCCCTGCGCGCGCCATCCCATCACCTGATCGATTGCTCGCTCCGTGACAGCCGACATTCTGCGTCGCATCATTCGCCCCCTTTCTCTGCTGCTTCTGCGCCATCAAATGCGCAGTGTTGCAGCCTGTCCAACTTCTTGATCGAGGCGTGAAGAACGCCAATCAACGCGTTAGCGTTGAGCGCAGTCAACAATTCGTGCGCCTCGTCGATATCTGCCTGCGCTTGTGACAGCAACTCTTCGAATCGTCGAGCGTTCTCCGCACCAAGAGCGGCGATCGCTTCTCGGATTCTCCGATTCGTTGCTCTGTTTGCGCCTGTCCCATTTGCTTCTCGCATCATTCGCCTCCTTTCTGCTTTGTCTTGATGAGCGCGCGCATCAATCGTTGATAGCCGCGCGCTGTTGCTCTCGCCTCCAAATTGGCATCGAATCGCGCCTCATCGTCTGCCGCTTCTGCAAGAGATCGCAAACAGATAATTGCCCATTCCATGTCCAATTCATTGAGCACCAAGATCCCGTCGCTTGCCATTTCGTACCAGCGCGCAATCCCGAGGTGATAGTTCGGATCTTCGAGATCGTGATTTCCTTCCGTGCTGTTCTGTCCCATCCCGATCTTGAAGACGCTATCAATCTGTCGCTGCCCGCGAAGTTTCAGCGTGTATGTTTTCAGCATCAGCGCACCGCCATTCGGACGATGCTCTGATGACGGCTCGTCGTCGCGCTGTACTTCTCAGCAGGCACGACCCACTCGCCGTTCTCCCGAACCCAAGCGATCGGCGTGGCGTACGAATACACCACGTAGCGGATGCGGCGTGCATCCTGATCGATACGCCAAAGCACCGCAGCGTCTCCGTAGATCCGCCCGCTGTTCTGGTACGTGCCGTCTGGGTTCTCTCGACCGCACATTGAGTTGCCGTCGAACGCCTCCAGTTTGGCGATCTTTCCGATTGCGTTCTTTCTGCTCGTGTACATCAACGCCCTCCTTCTGCAATTGCAATTGCCTTCATTTCAACGCACCCGATGCCGCACGCCTGCGCGCCGCATTTTGCGCATTCGTAATGCACGCCTGTGCAATCGCTCAACTCTTGATCGAATCCCGAATCCATCACATCGTTTCCGCAGGTGCACTGAAGAAACTCTGCGCTCTTGGACTCCCATTCGATTGTTCCCTTTTTCATTTCTTCCCCCTTTGTTTCTGTGGGTGGGTTGTCTGCCCTCCTCACCCTTGGAGTGTACATCTGTACATACCCCCCCTGCAAGGGGGGAAGTTGAGCACGAAAGAGACGCAGGCAGACGTGCCAGAACGCTCAGGACGAGCGATCGAGTCTAGGGCGCGTCTAGACCCCCCCCGAGGGTCAGACGGGTGTCCTAGACGCTCTGGCACCAATGTGCCGCCAAAAGAAATGGCGGGCTGGAAAGAAGGATCGCGGGAGGCTCGCGCTCACATCTTTCCAGCCCTAAGCCGTGCGCCCGAAGGCACACGGGGTAGTCATTGCGGGAGTTGGTCGTCCATCACAAGTTCCATAAGCACGGCGAGACACGACACGCAGATCTTATGTTCAGTCAATATTTGGTCGCCTGTGCGTGTGTCTAGACCGAGAAGCAGCCCACCGAAGCCGTAGACCTTTGGGGATTGCTCCTCGCAGACATCGCAGAAATCAGGATCGTGGCGTTTTACGACCGCTACCATCAAGTCGCACCAGATATTCAGCCGTCGGACCGTCCTTGCCAAAGAAGATCGCCCATTGCGCTGGCGTTCCAGAAGCAGCCAACCATTCTTGGGCGTAGCGATTAGATGACTCAATGCTGGCATTGCCCCAGACCGTATGCGCGCCATCGCTTAACACCAGCCGCGCTGGTGTGTGCCAATGTCCGTAGAAAAGGAAATCAAATGGCTGCACGCTGAGGTTCCACCCCTGTGCGCGCTTGGCGATTGCGTAATACGGCAGCCCAAATGCGCCGCCCCTGAACTGATCGCCGTGCACCAGCATCGCCGTCTTGCCATTCGGCATTTCCAGCGTGTCGTACCAATGCCGTCCGCCCATCGTCAACGATTCTTTCCATTGGATGCGTTTCTCAGTCTTTACAAGATCTTTGGCAACGCGGTACAGAATCGCGTCAGCGTTTGATTCGTTGCTGTGATCGCCAAAACTCCCCAGACGACCGTGATTGCCAATTGCACCGCGCACTGTCACCTTTGGTGCAAGCGCCGCCATTGCGCGGACAAATTGCGCCAGCATTGCGGCGCCCTCGAAGATCTGCACATACAGCCCGCCTTGCTCTACTTCGTAGGCTTGGCTGGGAAAGATGTTGCCGTCGGACTCAACGAAATCGCCGAGCAGCGCGCATTGGATCTCGTTGACAGGCACGCCGTGCAATTCGATCAGACGCGCCACCTTCTTTGCAAGAAGATCAATCCGCTGTTTCGCCACCTCGATGTTGTAGGTCTCGGAGTTCTTGCCGAGTTGCCAGTCGCCGAGCAGGATCGTCAGCGTCTCTGGTGATCCCGTCTTGCCTGACGTTTTTGGCGTAGGCACAGGCGCGATCTTCATACCGAGCGCAGCATCCTTCGCTGCGCGGTACACCGCCTCTGTCAGTTCTGCTTGATTCACCTCTCGCTTCGACAGCGAGCGCAACGCTCGATTGTGTGCCGCGCGCAGTTCTTCGTATGCCTGCGTTTCTGTTAGTGCTTTATCCAACTCGCTCATCGTGAACACCCGCAATGCTTACGCATATGTCGTGCCAGCGTGTGTTGCGATATCTCTGCCTTGTAAGCGACCCTTATCGCCTCGGAGAGAACCGCGCGGTTTCGTGTTGGATCTGCAAGCGCTGCCACCAGCGCTTTTCGCTCTTCTTGATCCACCTTGTCAAGTAAGAGAGAGATCGAGCAGCGCGGACCCTTTTTAGCCTGCGCTGCCTTTTCGTAAGCAGCCTCGATTTTAGACACGGTGATTGCCTCCTTCCCCTAGCAACTAGTGTTGCCGTGACCAGCATATCCCTATGTCTCCGAGTCTGTCTACTTCTTCGGCTTGGCGGTTAGACCATAGCGGTCGTTTGACGGGTCGAGGTACGTCTGCAGCACCTGCAGCCCTGCGGCGAGCGCGGCGCTGAGCACCGTGCGGAAGTCGCCACCAGAGATGTCGAGCAGCGGGATGCCCAAACCGAGGCTCACGGCAATAGCCGTGCTGAGACCAGTGCGAAGAAAGTCAACGATCGCCTCGTCTACCGAGGTGGTTGAAAGAAATGCGGTGAACTTGCTCATAGGTTCTCCTTCTTTGTCACGATGACGATATGTGATGCGGGCGAGCCTGGCTTACCCGCTGCAATTGCCTTCAGATCAGCCTCCGTGATTGGCACGGCGAACTGTTCCTTTGGATCTCGGTCGTCAAAGGTGGGATCAGCAAAAACGAGGGTTTGTGCATCAACGTCGTAGGCTGCTGAAGTCATATGACCGTAGCCCTTTTTATAATGCGCTGGATCACTCTTGAATCCAGCACCGCCAGGACCCCACCATTTAGCCCATCTTTTGTGCCATTTGGACAACGCCTGCGGCGGATAACCAATGGGAGCCTGAACCCAGACCATTAGCGCAGCACCAGTCTTCGCAGCATCAACTGCCTCTGCAAACGTCTTGGCAATTCGCGCCTTGCCGCCCAGTTCTTGAACCGTCTTGATGAGTTCGGGCAGACTTGAGCCGTTATCGCTCACGCCTTGCTTCTCGGTGCGCCCTGTGGCGCGCGCCTTTGCTGCAACGCCGTCGGATGCCTGTAGATCAGGCGCGTAATTATTCACATACGCAACCGCAGCAGCGGCGCTGCTCGGTCCGCAATCGTCAAGAATCGCGCCAATCTTCTTCTGCGCCTCAGCGTCGCTATACAATTGGGACTTGATCCGCATCTTCACTTTGCGTTCTCTTCTTTCACGAGCACCGCAACGGCGCGTGCCGCATCTTCGAATCCGAGCGCGGCGCTGACAGGATGACCCGTCGTGCAACCCTCGCTGTAGTCAATGCCATCCTCGGCGCGCTTCCAAAGCGTGCCACCGAAGGCGCTGTTGTCCTCATTCGGAACAAGGGCAACCCATTCGTTTGGCGCTGTGTCCACACGAGTCCAACCCTGCTCGTGGATATCTTCAATGTGATCCTCGCTTCGTACCATTATTCCCTCCATCTCAGCGGTCCAGTTGCGATCCATACGATCGTCAACAGAATAAATAGTGCCGCCATTGTGCTCTGTGTTTGTCCTTCTGGCAACACGACTACAGCGAAGAGAAGACCAAGAATAGTCCACGCTCCGCCAATAAGATCCAAAATAATATTCTTAAACATTAGCGACGAGCCTTTCTGCTACGCGCAGTCTTCATTTCACCGTTACCACCACCACCACCACCGCCACCGCTACCCGAAGGGTGCGTGCCGCCTGCTGTGCGTGCAGCGTTTGATGCTGCCGCTGCGACGCTGGCGATCTGGCTGGAGATGACTGCGACTGCCATTGGTTGCGCTTCTTCTTTTTCGGTTGTATCAAGGTCTTTGCCGATCTCGCCGATGGCTGCAATATCTGCAAGTCCATCTGCGATTGCCTGCACGCTCTCGCCCGCAACCTCGGCGACTGCCTCAGCCGCTTTGCCGACCGCCTCTGCGACCGCCTCGGCAGCCTCGCCTAGATCTGGCAGAACGGATTCGGGTTCAGGATTAGGTACATCAGTGGGATCAGGAGAGGGATCAGGAGAGTCCTCAGGCTCTTCCGTGGGTTCGGGCGACGGGCTGGGTTCGGCAGACGGCTCTGCCGTTGGATCAGGTGTTGGTTCATTGGTTGGCTCCTCGCTCGGCTCTGGCGTCAGCACTGGCGTTGGCTCAGGCGACGGCTCAGGTGTTGGCTGCGGGGTTGGCTCAGGCGTAGGCTCTACGCTCGGCTCTGGGCTGGGCGTAGGAGACTCTGTGGGCGACGGAGACGGCTCTACGCTGGGCGGAGCGGTTGGTGTAGG